TCTAGTTTTTTTATTAAAATACTATTGACTAATATTTTCGAATATGATATATTAATTTCGTGAGGAGGTGAAAAAATGAAAAATGATTTAGACAAATTATTATCTAGGACACTGTTTACTTATTTTAATATATTATTTGTTATTTTTGCTTTAAAAATATTTGGTATTAATTATTTCGGTTTGAATTCAAATAATACTATCATAACTAATATAAATAATTTTATATTGTATTGGAGATTAGAACAAGTTTGGTACAATTTCACATTATTTATAAATACATACATTATTTTAGCAATATCCTGTAATAATAATACTAATAAGATGTTTATTTATTCATTAAGTACAATGCCTATGAATATTTTCATAAGATATTTAAAAAGAACATTCAATATACCTTTTATATTTGTGTTTACTGATTTATTATACTTATTTATACTATCATTATGTTATATTAAACTTATAAGAAGAGATAAAATACATAAAGAAAATATTATTAATTATTTTGTACTAACATTGATCACAATAATATTTCAATTTATAAGTTTAATAACAAGAAACGTATTAATAACTACAAATAATAATTTTGTGACATATTTTATACTAGATATAGATTATTTTTTGCTATTATTTATATCATATAGATTATACTTTATGAAAGGAGGTACAAATCTATGGACGGAGGTACATGGTTCTTTTTCGGACCTACTGATTTCCTTAAAAACATTGCCGAAAAAATTTCAGACAAGTTATCAAGCAAGAAAGCCTAAAGAAACTGATGATGAACTGGCTAACAAAATTTATTTGATTTTATTTTGGTTATATAATTTCTTTACTGTTGCAGTTGTATTATTTATCGCAACACTAAACGATACGTTTATCGAATGTATATTTATTTTATCTAGTTTTTGGATAAATAAAGGTGTATTTGGTAAAGCATTCCATTTGAAGAAAGCAAGTACTTGTTTTGTAGTCAGTTCATTATCCTATTATGTTCTAAATAGATTAACTTTTAAGATTGGTATATCTTTCTTGATTCCTGTTATTCTAGGAATTGCACTTTCTTATATTACAAGTAAGATAATGGCGAGAAAAGAAATTTTATATTTATATAGAGGTATGCCTTTAGATAAGTTTTATGAACTTATAACAAAAGTTACTAATAATGAAGAACATATATCTATTTGTAAAATGTATTATGTTGATAAAGAAACTAATATTAAAATTGCTATAAAATTTAACTATTCTGAAATAAACATTAAAAAGATTAAAAAGAAAATTAATGATAATATAAAAGAGTTATATTTTTAACTCTTTTTTTTATACTAATTTATACTTTTTAAAATATATAATTATCTTAGAAATGAGGTAATTTATATGATTGATAAGAGAACTTATCTTGATCTCAAAAAAGAGATTAAACACATGTGTCGTCAAAATGTTTTAAATATTTGTGATGATGTACAATTAAATGAAGATGAAAGAAAATTATTATTATCTTACTATGATGACAGTAGCAGATTATACACATGTTTAAAATTATGTATAAGTGAAAATTATTATAAAAAACATTTAAAAATAATACTTAATAAAATTTACGATTATAAAAACACCTTTAAATAAGGTGTCTTTTTTTTTTATGAAATTTTCCAAGCACATCTCATTATTCTTCTACTGGGATCAAACGTGTCTATAATTTTACCATCAATTATAGCAGTTATATGTCCGTTCATTGTTACTGCATATTTTCCATATGGATATTCTTTTGCAAATTCTCCAACTGTTTTTGAAAAATGACATTCTCTATCATATCTATCATCTAAATATTCTTCTACAAAATCTACACCATCAAACATATAACCATCATACATAGCTAATTCACTTAATTCATCATAAACATCGTACCAATTTCTATGAGTAAGAACTGATAATGCTCTTATAACACAATCATCAATATGTCTATTATATGGATTAGCATTGTGATATACATACATATTACATATTAGCGATACGTTGTGCAGATTCACGTATCATTTGAACTTCTTGATCAGAACCAGCATCTTCTCTCAACATGTGTGCAAAATCTTCCATACTACGAAGCATATATTCTAAACTTCTTCTTGTATCTTCATTAGCACCATATCTTGAACGACCTTCCATATAACGACCATAATGCTCAGACATATCATCTATATGATCATATCCTTTGTATCTTCCACGACTATCTCGTTCTCTACGACCATATGAATCTCTTCCATATCTATCATAATCACCATAATAATCTCTTCCGTATCTTCCGTACATGTCTAAATGTTCCTCCTTTATTTTCCAATATTCTTCATTTTCGATATCTTTATGAATATCTATCAATTCTCCTAAAGCATCAAGATTATTCGTATTAATATCTCCTTGACTTTCTTCTAATAACTGTTTTATTTTGTTTTCAGTTGCATGTTTTAAATCCTCATGTATTATTTTATTCATTTGTATCCCTCCTTTCTAAGAGTTCTATTATTATCTCATTTTGTTTTATAATTTTTTTCAAATACTTTTCATCTTGTGTTTGTAATTCGTTCATTAAATCACTATTATTATAATCTAAAAACAATAATTGTAGACTCAATGCTTGTAACAATAATGATAAGTTATTGATTGCATTACTATTCAACATTATCTATTTAATCTTGAAATGCTAAATGTAGCATTAGTAATAATTGCCTGTGTAGTTGCTATTGGTGTTGTAGGATCTGTTGGTGTTGGTACACTTGGAACACTTTGAACACTTATATTTGTAGTTCCTCTAGGGCATACTCTTAATTTCTTATCAAAAGATATTGTCTCATAGTCATCTGCTGTTGCAATTGTCACTGCCTTTACAGTATCAGGAATTAATACCCCATCTTGAAATAAACCTACTGCAACAACACCAGCAGTTGCTGTACTTACAGAAGCACTAAATTCAACATCATAATATCCTGTATAACCATTTCCAAATATCTTAAAATTAGGATTACCATTTGAATAATCTAACCAACCATTACAAGTAGCACATCTAGTTCTTATATCAGTTTCATCAAAAGTTATTGGACTTGCATTACTTGGTAATGCTAATGGTTCATTTATAATTGTTTCTATCATATATATTTCTCTCCTTTCATAAATAAAAAAGATAGCACTTGCTATCTTCATATAATATTTTCACCAGAAAATATCTTAAAATGATATTTTGAGGTGAAAATAAAGCAAGTTCTCGTAATCGAGTATGTAGTATTCTACTCTATGCTATTAAATAAATTGGCTTGTAGTAAAACTTCCACATCCACATCCGCTATTTCCATTACATGTAAATATTGGAGTATTTCCATAAACTGGTTGAGCAGGAATAGGACAACTACGTAATTCAGATACTAATTGATTTGCAACTACTGCGTTATTAGCTCTAATATCTGCTGTTTGTGCAACTTGGCTAGCTTGTAAATCTTTCATCAATATTTCTCTTTGTAAATCAACAATTTTTTCATTTTTAGCATCAATTTTGTCTTGACATAATTGATCTAAAATACGTTGAGTATTAGATGTTTGATTAGTAATTATATCTCTGATACCATTACTTAATGCTTCTCTATCTGCACAATTTTCAGCTAATACTGTTGAAGTTAGATTAGCAATACCTAATCTATTCTCACAACAACAATTATCTAATGATTTTTGTAAACCATTAAATCCTTGAAGTGTTGAAATTTGGTTTTCAAAATTTTGGTTCATGTTAGCCATTTGTCTACTATTAGCGCTTATTTCACTATTATAGAAACCGTTGCTTACAGTTTGGTTCATATCGGCACAACAATTACATAATTGATTAGATAAAGAATAAATACCACTGTTTACAGTATCAAGTTGATTACTTAAATGTAGAGTATCAAATCCTGCATTAGTATTGTTATTGATTCCTTGTTGTCCTGTTAATAACCATGGGAATTCGTACATTCCACCGAATCCACCACCGAATCCGCCGAATCCACCCCAACCACCATTACCAAATAGTAATGCTAATAGGATTATAGCCCAAATTCCATCTCCACCAAATAAACCATTATTTCCATAACCATTTCCCATCATAAAAGGGTATGGATAGAAACCGTTTCCATTGGTAGTAGCTAATTCTACAGTTGGTTGAATACCATTGTTTCCATTCATTAGTCTCAATCTCCTTTCTATATATTTAAGTCGCTAGTAAACTTATAGGAAGTATTTATAACTAGCATAAATACCTCCTATAAGGTTGCTAACCTTATTTTTGTTGAAATTGTTTCATCATAGAATTCCATTGTTTTTGTTGTTGTTCGTTAAAATTACTTGTTATTCTATTAAGATATTCTTGTGGATCACTATTATTTTTTCTTGCTTGTTGAAACTCTTGATACGCTTGAGGGTTTGCTCTCTTTAACTGATTTTCCAACTGACTCATCAATTGCTGGGGTATTTGACTCATTTTGTTTTGAAGTAACATTTGTATTAGATTGTTCATTTGTTATCATTCCTTTCAATTCTTCTAACTGTGCTTGTAAAAAATCTATTTGTAAATCTTTTTCATCTTTTTCAATTATTTCATTTAATTCATACGCTTTTATATCTCCCTTTGGATTTTTTAGCCACATAACGCTAAAATCTTTACTAAAAAATGGAGTATCAAAAAAGATAGTTTCTTTTTGAACATCTTCAATAGAATTTACATATTTTATACCATTATTACTATTAGGTGAAATTTGAAATGTTTGATTTATTGCCGGTGTTGATTGATGCGTTTGAGATGTATTATTTTTTATTTGATTCTTCATACCAACCAATTGGTTTATTTGACCATCTATTTGATCTAATATATTTTGTTCATTTATATTAACTTGATTATAATTTTGTGGATAATTTGGTATATAATTTCTACCATAATAATTATTATTCATTACTTTACACCACCATTAACATATATAGTAATAGTTGGTTTTTGTTCTTCTTTTTTAGGAAAATCAAATATTAACATCATTAATATAAATAATAACCAAATATTATCATTCGATGTTTCTTTCAATGAACTATCTTTTAAAATATCTTCAATATTTTCTTTTTCCTTTATCTCTTTCAATAAATCGTTTAAATCCATATATATTATCTCCTTTCAAAATAAAAGAGAGGTGTAAGAATAATAGATAATTAAATCTAAAATTAAACTTACTCCTCTCATAGATAAGGTAAACAGAAAGTTTTGTCACTTTCTAATAATATTATATATTTTATTTATTAAAAAATAGGTTTTATTTTGGAATTAAAAAAGTACCTTTTCGGGTACTTTTTTATAAATCATCTTCTTCA